TAGTAGTATGTGATGAAACTAACAACACAGGTGAAGTAATTGATAGAAATGAATTTATAGCTGAGATATTCATTAAACCAGCTAGAAGTATCAACTTTATCACATTATCTTTCGTTGCAACACGAACTGGCGTCTCTTTTGACGAAGTTGCGGGTTAAGGTAGAGGAGAATAAAAATGGCAAACATATCAGACTTCAAAGCTAAACTTGCAGGCGGTGGCGCTAGATCCAATCAGTTTAAGGTAACAATGCCTTTCCCTGGTTATGCAAGTGTTGGTGGCGAAATAGAAGACTTGGCTTTCTTATGTAGAGCTACATCTATTCCTTCAATGGAAGTAACGAACATTAATGTTCCTTTTAGAGGTAGAGCGATTAAGATTGCTGGTGATAGAACGATTCCATCGTGGTCAGTCACTTGTTATAACGACACAAATTTCAGATTAAGAAACGCATTTGAAAGATGGCAGAACGGTATAAACAATATGAGTGATAACGAAGGTCTAACAAATCCAGTTGATTATCAAGTGGATGCGTTCCTAGATCACTTGGATAGAAACGGTAATACAATAAAGTCATACACTTTAAGAGGTGTATACCCAACAGCAATCGCTGCGATTCCATTAGATTATGATGAGAAAACTACGATTGAGGAATTTGAGGTGACTTTAGAATACCAATTCTTTGACACAAACACTACTACTTAATATTTAAGTACACTAGAGGGGCTTCGGCCCCTCTTTTAAAACTTATATAAGTATTAGTATAGGAGATAAATTATGGCAGAACTATTCGGGTTTAGTATTACAAAGCTAAAACAAAAAGCAGATCCAAAACAAAGTTTTACAACTGCTCAGGCTGATGACGGAACACAAACGGTATCGGCAGGAGGACACTTTGGTTCTTATTTGGATATGGAAGGTACTGCGAAGACAGAGCAAGACCTTATTCGTAGATATAGAGAGATAGCAATACACCCAGAGTGCGACATGGCGATAGAAGATATTGTCAATGAGGCAATCGTAGCAAATGAATTGAAAGACGCAGTAAGAGTTATCTTTAATGATTTACCTTACGGAAGAGATATACAAAGAAAAATAGAAGACGAATTTAAAGAAGTTTTAAGATTAATGAACTTCAATACGAAAGGCCACGACATCTTTAGAAGATGGTACGTTGATGGTCGTATATTCTATCAAAAAATTATTGATAGAGAAAATCCAAGATCAGGTATTACTGAATTAAAATACATTGATCCTAGAAAAGTTAAAAAGATTAGGGAAGTCAGAAAGAAAAGACCTGATGTTCCTAGTCCGTCAGCTCTAAACAGTCTAGCTGTTGTAGATGAATATGTAGAATACTTTTTATTTAATGAAAGAGGTGTGTCAGGAACTACTGGTACCGCAGGTATTAAGATAGCGCCAGATACAATCGCATTTTGTCCGTCAGGTATTATAGATCAAAACAAAAATATGGTCTTATCATACTTACACAAAGCGATTAAACCTACAAACCAATTGCGTATGATTGAAGACGCAGTGGTCATTTATAGAATAGCAAGAGCACCTGAAAGACGTATCTTTAAAATAGATGTTGGTAATTTGCCTAAAGCAAAAGCCGAACAATATTTAAGAGATGTCATGGCGAGATACAGAAATAAATTAGTATATGACGCTGGTACAGGTGAGATTAGAGATGACAGAAATTATATGTCAATGCTTGAGGACTTTTGGTTACCAAGTAGAGAAGGTGGAAGAGGCACTGACATAACAACTTTACCTGGTGGACAAAACCTAGGTGAGATGAATGATGTGGAATATTTTAGAGCGAAACTATATCGTTCTCTTAATGTTCCTGTTAGTAGATTAGAAAGCTCTCAAGGATTTAACCTGGGGCGAGCCTCAGAAATTACTAGAGATGAACTAAAATTTACTAAATTTGTTCAAAGATTAAGAAAGAAATTTACAGAATTGTTTAATGATATTATGAGAACACAGTTAGTGTTAAAAGGTGTAATATCAGAACAAGACTGGCACGTAGTCAAAGATTGTATAATGTATGATTTCATACAAGATGGACACTTTGCTGAACTTAAAAACGCTGAACTTCAAAGAGAAAGACTAGCGTTGGCAAATGAGATGAGAGATTACGTTGGTAAGTTTTATTCTGTACAATACATAAGAAAAAATGTTTTAAAACAAAACGATAGAGAAATGGAACAAATGGATAAACAAATCAAACAAGAAATTGATGATGGTATTATTCAAAACCCCATGGCTCAAGTAACTGAGGAGAAAAAATAATGAGTGATGAAGTAAAAAGTTTCGTTGACAAACTTGCGGCAGGCGATAACGCTGGTGCTGGTGAAGCATTTAAAGATGCTTTAAGAGTTAAAGTTGGTTCAACGTTAGACGCACATAGAAAAGATATGGCTGGTAATTTGTTTAATCAAGCAAATACACCTATACCTGAAGTAGAAGCACACAGTGACCCTAAACCAGAAGTAGCTGATATAGGAACCTTTACACAAGATGGACAAGTGCAGACTAGTAATGATGTTAAAGACGGTAGCGTGGAAATGGATTTAACACAAGACGGTACAGCAGATACCATGGTAGGAGTAGATGTAAATGCAGGTGAGCCAAATAGTTAAACAGAATCTTTTAATAGATTCTAATACTTACAATAGTCTTTCGCCAAATATGAAAGACGCAGTTAAAGATGTTTTTTCGTTTTATGAACAAGCGAAAGGTAACATTGTAGAAAGATTTGAAAGCGCAATTAAAGAAGTTGCTGCTATACATAATTTAGAAGTTAAACAAATAGAAGATTACTTTGATAAAGAAGTAATTGAAAAATTAGGAGAATAATAAAATGGCACAAACATTTATAGTTAAAGGTAGTGTTGTCACAAATGCCTCTGATAATGATTTTGGTAGAGCAGTATTTGTTAGAGTTACAGCTACTGGTGACACAACTGCTGTACTTGAAGAATCAGATGGTAGTACGGTAATTGGACAAGTCTATTTAGAGGACGGTGAAACCGTTATCATAGAAAAACACCCAGCTGAAAAAATTACTTGCCCAACTTCAAAAGCAAGTGCAGTTGGATCACCAAGAAGTTAATTATGATTACGGCTACCAAGCTAACAGATAATAGTTTTAACATTATAGTTAAAGCGAATGGAGTTGGAAGTGAAGACGAACAGACTTTGGTAGATGTAGTTAATTCAAATCAAGCGACTTCGGAACCAAAAGTTTCAATCGCAGATATACATTATGAAATATTAGGCACTGGTAAGTGTACAATATTTTTTAAAAACGATATAGAAAAAAAGGTAGAGATTACGGGTAGAGGAAACTACGGATTGAAACCAAGTGAAGATAGAATTAAAGATGCAATAGGTGATATTTTACTAACAAGCGACTCTGATGTTACAAGTTATAATGTAGTAATAGAGGCGCAAAAAGAATCAGGATATACAAACTAATGGCTGACGCAGTAACAACACAAACAATATCAGATACTTCAGGTGTCAAATTTGTAGCGAAACTTACAAATTTCTCTGACGGAACTGGTGAAACTTTAGTAAAAAAAGTAGATGCATCTGAACTTACTTTTATGTCAGAAGATGCAAATAGATCAATTGCGAGAGTATATTACTCTATCAATACATCAGATAATAAGTCAGGCGTAGAGTTGATTTGGGACGGAACAACAAATGCAACTGCATTATTCTTATCTGGTAATGGTTTTATGGACTTTAGAACAGATGGAAATAGTATTCCAAACAATGCTGGTACTCCTACTGGTGATGTTCTTCTATCAACTAAAAATTTCGCAAGTGGTGATAATTACACGATTATTGTTGAGTTTAGGTAAAAAATAGTATAAATATATAAGTTAAAGAGAGAGAATTTATGAAACTAATTTCCGAAGAAATAAACAATGCCGAGTATCTTATAGAAGAAACTAACGGTAAAAAAGACTACAAAATAAAAGGTATTTTTTTACAGAGTGAAATAAAAAATAGAAATGGAAGAGTATATCCAAAAGATGTACTAATGAAAGAAGTAAAAAGATATAACCAAGAATTTGTCAATAAAAAAAGAGCGTTTGGCGAGTTAGGACACCCTGACGGACCAACTGTTAACCTAGAAAGAGTATCGCATATGATTACGAAACTCTATCCAGATGGTAATAATTTTATTGGTGAAGCAAAAATAATGAACACACCATATGGTAAGATTGTAAAAGGTCTTATTGATGAAGGCGCACAATTAGGTGTATCTTCTCGTGGTATGGGTTCGTTAGTACAAAGAGGTGGCATGAACGTTGTATCAGATGACTTTTACATCGCAACCGCTGCTGATATTGTAGCAGACCCATCTGCTCCTGACGCTTTCGTAGAAGGTATTATGGAAGGTAAAGAGTGGGTATGGGACAATGGTGTATTAACAGAGAAAGATGTTAGTGCATGGAAAATGGAGATTTATAAGACAAGAAAACGAGAACTTGAAGAAAAGAAGGTTAATATCTTCAAAAACTTTCTTCAAAAACTTTAATCTTATAAATATCCTATAACGAAACAAAAAATAAACGTTTATTTTTATAAGGGAGATTTCAATGGCCGAAACAGATAAGAAAATTGAGGCAATGGAACAGGAAGTTAGTGAAGTGGCAAACCCACAAGCTGATGCACCAAAGAAAAACGCTGTAGCGGCTGAACCTACGCATTTAAAAAACGATGCGCAAGATTTAGGTCCAGCGGTTGTAAAACCGACTGACAGTAATCCAGATGCTTCAAAATCTACAAAACCCGTTTCTGGTGATGCAGCCCAAAAAAGTGCTGGCACTGCTGACGCAATGTCAAAACTTAAAGGTGAATCAAAAGAAACAGACGAAAAATCCTTAGAAGATAAAGAGAAGTCAGAAATGGCTGATGCAGATGCTGAAAAAAAAGATATGAAAGCTTCTTATAAAAAAGAAGAATCAGAACTTGATATTAAAGCTGACGTTGACGCTCTTGTTGGCGACTCTGATTTATCTGAGGAATTTAAACAGAAAGCTGCGACAATCTTTGAAGCTGCGATTAAAGCAAAAGTCAAAGAAGAATCACAAAGATTACAAGGCGAGTATGAAACTAAATTAAAAGAAGATACTGAAGCTCACAAAGCTGATGTTGTTGAAAAAGTAGACAGTTACCTTAACTATGTTGTTGAGGAATGGATGCAAGAAAACAAGATCGCTATTGAGAGAGGTATCAAAGGCGAAATTGCTGAGGACTTTATTGGTGGTTTGAAAAAACTTTTTGAAGATCACTACATAGATGTCCCAGATGAAAAATATAATGTGCTTGAAGATCAAGCTTCAAAAATAGAAGACCTTGAGAAAAAACTTAACGAAGAAATTGAAAAGAATGTTAATCAAAATAAAACAATTGGTGAGTTAAAAAGAGAAGACATAGCGAAAGCTGTATCTGAAGACTTAACAGATGTTGAAAAAGAAAAGTTTAACAAACTAGCAGAAGAAGTTGAGTATTCAAACGAGGAAGACTTCACTACTAAAGTTAAGACAATTAAAGAGTCTTACTTTGGTAAAAAAGACGAAGCTAAATCTAATGATATAGATGATGTGGCGGTAAGCGATGGATCTACAGTAGAACCTGCAGATTTAACAAACAGCATGGCTGCTTATAGCGCCGCTATAAGTAAAACAAAAGATATTAAGTTATCAAAATAATAATATAGAGGGAGAAAAATACAATGTATTTATCTGAAACTTACGAAAAGAAATGGCAGCCAGTCCTAGAACACCCTGATTTACCAAAAATCGGAGATTCTTACAGACGTGCCGTTACAGCTACTATCTTGGAAAACCAAGAAAGAGCACAAAAAGAAGACAACGCTTTCTTAAACGAAGCAGCGCCTGCTAACAATACAGCTGGAACTTCAAATTGGGATCCAATTTTAATTTCACTTGTTAGAAGAGCAATGCCTAATTTGATTGCATATGACATTGCGGGTGTACAACCTATGACTGGTCCAACTGGACTGATCTTCGCAATGAGAAGTAGATATACTTCAGCAACTGGTAATGAAGCGTTATTTGACGAAGCAGATACTGAGTTTTCAAGCAGAAATGCTGCGGGAACTTCAACTGCAGGTCAAACACCTGACGCAGCTCAAGCTGGTACAAACCCTGCAATCTTAAACGACTCACCAGCTGGTGCGTTCAATAAGTTTGAAGGTATGACAACTGCAACTGCTGAAGCATTAGGAGACGCTTCTGGTAACGTATTTGCTGAAATGGCTTTCTCAATTGAGAAAACTACAGTATCTGCGAGATCAAGAGCTCTTAAAGCTGAATACACTATGGAACTTGCTCAAGACTTAAAAGCA